TTCCAATGAGCGTACAAACTCGCAGTCAGTTACAGGCTTCGGCCCTGACCATCACCAACGAAACCGCTGCCGCAGCCAATACCGCCGCCCGTGTGGGTGGACTATTTGACGACCTTGCCGATACCGCCACCTTGGACCGAGAGCGTGGCGTGGCCAACCTATTCCTTGATTCGGACACTTCGTTCACCCCAACCCAAGGGCAGATTGTTAAGTTACAATCGCAACTTAAATTAGGCATCCTCTCAACTTACAACTTTTCACGCACCACGACCTCCATCACCTACACAGGAAAGCCTGGTGTGGCTTTGCGGGTGTCGGTTAGCATGGTGATATCCCAAGGAAATGGCAATCAAATCAAGGTGTATATCGGCAAGAGCGGCTCTCCAATTTTGGAGTCCATGACCGACATCACCACGGGCCACAATAACGGCCATGCCATCTTCACCGAAGCGGTGCTGGAAGATACCGAAAATGATGAATATACCATCCTAATCAACGCCGTGGATTCGGCTGCTGCCATCACGATTTTGTCCCTATCCTTCACCGTACACACGCTATGAGTATAAAGCAATCATTCACCCAATGGCTTGGGATTGAGCATAAAGTCCCCGTGATGCTTGAAAACAAAGCGGGCAAGTATATCAGTTACGGGGCGTTCAACGAGTACCCCTATTACCTGCTGGACAACTACCGCCGAAGCAGCAAGCACAACGCTATTGTGAATGGCAAAGTGAACTACATCGTGGGCGGTGGATGGCAACCAGGTGAGAAGATGACGGTTGAACAGCAGGCCCGCTACGCCAAGTTTTTTGACGGCCTATCCGAGCATGACGACTTGAACGACATCACCGAGAAACTCGTCCTTGACTTGGAACTATTCAACGGGTTTGCCGTTGCGGTGACATGGAACAAGATGGGGACCATCGCCAAGATGGAACACATCCCCTTTGAAAAAATCCGAGTGGACAAGGACGAGCGGATGTTCCAAGTGGCCGACTGGTACGACGATGCAATGGTCCAACTATACCCCAAGATTGGCGATGTAGAGAAAATCCCCGCCTTTGATGCAGACAACCGCATCGGCAAGCAACTGTTCTACTATCGGGTCTATGCAGCAGGCGTGAAGTCCTATCCGCTCCCCGAATACATGGGGGGCTTGGCTTGGATTGAAGCCGATGTCCAAGTGGCGAACTTCCACAACAACAACCTGCGCAACAACTTTTGGGGTGGGTATCTCATAAACTTCAACAACGGGATCCCGACACCCGAAGAGCAAGGCGATATTGAGCGTCAAATCAAGCGCAAGTTTTCGGGGACCGACAATGCTGGCCGCTTTGTTGTAACCTTCAACGACGATGTCAGCAAGGCTCCAACCTTGGAACCGTTGACCCCGTCCGATATGGACAAGCAGTTTGAGATTTTGAACAAGGCTATCCAATCGGAAATATTTATTTCGCACAGGGTCGTGAACCCCATGCTATTCGGCGTAAAGACCGAAGGCCAACTGGGAGGACGGCAGGAACTGGTTGAGGCGTACGAACTATTTAAGGCGACCTATGTGAACGACCGAGTGCGCAAGGTGGAGCGAATGATGAACTACTTGGGTTCGTTCAATGGCGTGGAAGGGATGGAACTTATCCCCGTGGAACCCATCACGGAGCGATTGAGTGAGCAAGCCCTGCTGACTATCATGACCCCCGAAGAACTGCGTGAGAAAGCGGGCCTCCCTGCATTGGAAAAGCAACCAGCCGATGTGGTTGGACCCAATCCCCAACCCGACGAGGTTCCGCAAACGCCCATGGTCATGGGCAACGACAACATCAAAAAATTGTCGGGCAGGGAGTACCAAAACCTCATGCGTATCGTCCGTCACTATGCGCAGGAGAAAATCACTCTTGAAATGGCCCGCACGATGTTGTCCGCTGGTTTCGGGTTGACCCCCGAAGAAGTGAACACCCTGCTCGGAGTGCAAGAGCAGGCGTTCAGCGAGCCTACATGGGGCGAGGAAGATACCGAGGACTACGGATGGGGGGACGAGGAGTTCAAGGTCTTGGAGGTGGTCGCAAGCAAGTTTGGGAGCAGTTCGGACGAGTATGTGGTGATGCATTCCAAGCCAATGCGGTTTGACACCGACTTAGATGACCAAGTGCGTCAAGCCTTCGCTGAACTAGGCGAGGAAGAGAAAGAACTTGACGAGAAAATTGAAAAGTACCGCAAGAAGAATCGGGACGCATCGGTGGAAGAAATGGCCAAGGAGTTTGGAGTGAGCAAGGCGAAGGTCGCCAAGCGGGTCGCCTACTTGATTACAAAAGACCGTTACCCCATCGCCCGTGCCGTGGACCAAATCGCCAAGGAAGGTGCCAAGCCAACGGATGAACCCGTGCTGGAAGTACGCTACAAATATTCTTGGGCCGCAGGTTTCAGCAACAAAGACAAGAGGACGAGCCGTGAGTTCTGCAAGGTGATGCTGGACCTCGCTGACCAAGGGAAGGTGTACACACGGGACGACATCAACGGCATCTCTAACATCATGGGATATAGCGTATGGAACCGCCGTGGTGGTTGGTATCACACGGCCAGCGGAGTGAATCGTCCTCAATGCAGACACATTTGGGAGCAACAGTTGGTAATCCGCAAAGGCAACAAAATCACGAAAGCATGAAGGCACTCTTTATCAGCGAACAAACCCTGCTGGACAACTCGGTCATAAACGAGAATGTTTCGTTTACCCAAATACGGCCAACCATCGTGAAGGTTCAAGAGATGCGAATCCAACCGATAGTCGGTTCGGCCCTATACTCGGAAATGGTGGGGCAGGTGGTCAGCGGCACAACGACTTCGCTCAACACGACGCTCTTGGAGGACTACATCCAACCCGCCATGGTGCAATGGTTGTACTACGAACTCCCGATGGTCTTGGCGTTCAAGTACATGAATAAGGGAATGGTCCGCCGTACCAGCGAGGAATCTTCGCAGATGAGCATGGACGAAATCACCCGCCTCACGGACAAAGTGAAGAACGATGCCGAGTGGTATTCCGAGCGCATCACCCGCTACCTCATGGAGAACCGCACCGACTATCCGCTCTTCAATTCCCCGCCATCGGCCTTGGATACTATTTACCCGAACGGCACGAACTACAACACGGGGATGGCATTGGACGCAAGAACCCTCCGCCGTGGTGCTGGACTTGATAGACCTTGGCCCTACGGCTACGACCCCTACTGCAACAACTGCTAACGATGGGCGCACATTCTAAAAACATTCTGAAACTCCAAGCATATGTCATGGATAAAAATCAAGCAAGCACTCCTTGCGCTTGCAAATGCCCACCCTCAAGTAAACTCGTTCGGGACGGGGGACCCTCTTGCAATCGGAACGGACAACACGATAAACTTACGAACCCCAAGCCGTGAGCGAATCGTCTATCCTTTGGTATTTGCGGATGTGCAGTCAGCGAGTACGGACTTGGGCAGTTTGGTTCTTACTGTGGGTGTATATTTCTCTGACCGTGTTGAATCCATTGCCACGATGGGCGGAGTGGTTTCGGGCAGTCCAACGCTGGGTTGGCAAGACAACGAAGACGAGGTTTTGAGCGACCAGTTACAAATCGCTCAGGACTTGATTTCAAGCCTTACAAACGACCCGACGCAAGAGTGGACCCTAAGTACCTCAGTGTCATTAACGAGGTTTGTAGAGAGCCGAGATGACCGCACCGCGGGATGGGTGGCTACGATGTCGTTCCAACTGCCATACGGCCACAACATTTGTGAAATTCCTACCTAAGATACATTTACCCTAAATACCCCAAGCAATGCCTACACCTATTTTACAACAAATGCTCGGACAGGGCGGTTCCATGCGATTCGTGGACGCTGCGGTATCGGGCCAAAACTTTGACTTTATCGTGGTGAATACCGCCGCAACCTTTACGACCTTGACGGGTACGGGAGGCGAAGACCTGCTGACCGCTTACGCTATGAGCGGCAAGTCTATTTCCGCTGGTATCGTCATATCGGGCCGCAACGGCGGCAAGATTACTGCCGTAACGCCCTCCGCAGGTTCCGTCATCGGTTACACCTTCCTCTAATGCTAATCGGCTACGGCTACGGCTATCCCACGAACATGCTCCAAGGCGGAGTCGCTGCAGGGGTGTGGGCCTTGTTCAACGCAAGGGCTACGGCTGACGGAGCAACCGCTGCCGAGGCTGCCGTGAATGGATGCCTCTTCAATCGCTTTGCAGTTATTTACAACTTCTAACAATGCCGACACCATCGCTGATTTTAGTGCCTGCTCGCTTTAAGACGGGCAAACTCTACACACCCTTAGCAACGACTTCGGGTGGTGTGGTATTGGGTGCATCGGGCGACTTCAATGTTACCCGAAACACGACTGCGACCCGATTCAATTCGGCTGGCTTGATTGAGAGCGTTGCAAGCGGTGTGCCTCGCTTGGATTACTACACCAGCGGAGGAACGGCTGGCTGCCCTGCGTTGCTCGTGGAGCCGAGTGCGCAGAACTTGGCGTTGCAGAGTGAGGCGTTCAATACAACTTGGAGTCCAACAAATATAACTGTTAGCACAAATGTAACAGGAACGCTTAGTCCAGCAGGAGGCACAACCGCAGACAAAATCATTCCAACATCAGGGAATTTGCAGCATAGAGTTGACCAATCTATAACCTTAACGGCATCGGGAACATATACCTTCTCGGTTTTCGCTAAGGCTGACGGATATGGTTTTGCAAGCCTTAGAATCGGCAGCAATGGTGCTGCATTTAATTTATCAAACGGAAATACTGGAGCAATTAGCGCAGGAATAACCGCACGAGCCGACAATTACGGGGGGGGATGGTATCGGTTGTCCATAACAGGGACAAGTGCATCGGGTTCGGTTACTTTTAGAATAAATGTTGAATCCGCTTTGCAGGTTGCAATTGATTTCGCTGGAGATGGTACTTCAGGGATATTGCTTTATGGCGCACAGTTAGAAACAGGCTCCGTCGCCACCTCCTACATCCCCACAACTGCCGCAGCGGTAACCCGAAACGCAGACGTGGTAAGCCTATCAGGCGCAGTCAGCGGATGCATCGGGCAGACGCAGGGGACGATTTATGCGGAGGTGGATTTTAGAAGTCCAACAAATGCAGGAGCAATTATTCAACTTGATTCAGGAGATTCAACGAACAGGGTTTTTATAGGTGCTGGTGCGACCATTAACATAGGTTGTATAAGCGGAGGGTCAAGTTATACCTTACCAGTTACGGGTAGTTATCTAACAGGTGTCAACAAAATTGCAGTGGTTTACGGCTCTTCTAACTTTACGGCATACCTGAATGGAGTACAAATAGGCTCGGCAACACCAACGGCAGGGACTTTCCCTACAAACCTGCTAACTCAATTTAACGTAGGAAGCAGAATATCAGCAGGTGTTCGTGGAGCCTTTTTAAACGACCGCATCCGTGCCGCTGCCCTCTACACCACAAGGCTCACGAATAGCGAACTCCAGTCGCTCACCACATTGTAATGGCTACCTTCCGCAAGTACGCATTCCCCAAGCAGAGCGACGCTGACAAGGTGCTGGCTCTATGCACAGGCACGACCGCTGCGGTTGACCTCGGAGTCTTGGATGGCTTCATTTGCTACGACATCCTTTGGGAAGGCGACGCTCCTGCAATCGCTGCCCAGTACGAAACTTGGCCCGAACCCTGCGGAGTCCACGCCTTTGCAGGTTGGGAGGGACAATACGAAGCCGACTACAACGCCAACAAACCCAAGAGCAAATGAGATTATTCCGCAAACGCAACCCCGAAACACCTAAACTCCCTTTTATGAAATCAGCAGTCATCGCACTACTTCGCCACCTGTTAACCTTTATCGGTGGAACCCTTGTCGCTAAAGGCATCCTTGATGCAGCCACTCTCACCGAAATTATCGGTTCCGTATTGACCTTGCTTTCAGTAGGTTGGATGGCTTTGGATAAGACAAAGGGCGAGCCGAACAAGTAATGAACCTGATAGAAACCACCATCGTCGGGAGCGTTGCAGCAATCGTCGGTGGAGCGGTCGCTTGGTTCACCAAGGGCCGTGTCGAATCGGACTCCCTGCAAGTTCGTCAAGCCCAAGCGGTCCTCGCTATGTGGCAGGCTACCAGCGAGTCACAAAACAAGGAATTAACACAACTCCGCAATGAGGTCGTAAGTTTGCGTACACGATTGGAAGACATGGAACAACTGGTTCATGAACTCCAAGCCGAGAATGCCAAACTGAAAAGCCTCGTATGATCCTACCAGCCACCAAGCACACACGAAACATCCACGAAGTAACCTGCCAATCAGGGCAGGAGTTCTTACTTGTCAGCGACCTGCATTGGGACAACCCCCATTGCGATAGGGGGCTGCTGACCAACCACCTCAAGGAAGCCCAACGGCGCAACGCAGGAGTCATCGTTAATGGTGACTTTTTTTGTTTGATGCAAGGCAAGGGCGACCCACGACGGAGCA